AGTCGTACGAAGAGCAGCTCTACATCCTGCGTAACAAACTGACAGTTGACCGCCGCATCTTGGATCAGCCAAATGCAATTGTTGACCCAGTTGAGTCGCAGATTCAGATGTTCCTCGAAGGCTTCGCGTATGATTTTAATGACAAGTTCATTAATAACGATCCTACGTCGGCTGTTGCTGGTAACTCACAAGACTGTTTCCCTGGTCTTAACTACCGCTTGAAGAATAACGCTGATTATGACATCCCAGGTGAAATGATCATTTCTTCTTCGGCAGATTTGTCCACAAACACAACGTCTGGACTTCTTGTTGCAGCTAACGGATCTGGTAGTGCAAACCGATTTATGGCTGAACTGCAAAACCTGTTTGACAACATGAACGCACCAGATGGTGATGGCATCGTTTTGTACATGTCAGAACTTGCTAAGCGCCAGATTGAAATGGCAATTCGTGTTATGGGTATTGGTGCTGGTTTTGACATCACCCAAGACAGCTACGATCGACCAGTAGAAAAGTACAAGAATGCCACCATTCGTACTGTTGGTCGTAAGGCAGACGGTACAACGCCAGTTATTAGTAATACACAGACACAATCTATTACACAGGCGTTGCTACTTGGTGTTAACCCAGCAGCTCGCCAGACTTCTATCTATGCAGTTCGTTACGGAACTGGATATGTAACTGGATGGCAGTCTGAACCGTTTAAGCCTAAGTACCTTGGTCTTAGCAACGAAAACGGCATCATGCATAACGTTCTGTTCGACTGGGGCGTAGGTTTGTGGATTCCACATAATCGCGCAATCGGTCGTCTTGACGTAGTCGTTAGCCCGTAATAAAGGAATAGGTGAAAAATAATGGCACGTGATCTTAAACTAGCCAACTGGACTTTTACCACTGCTAGTGGTTCAAGTGTAATGCCACTTACGCAGAGTACACCAACCGGTGATCCAGCAAATACAGCAGGTACCTTCACTCTTAATGCTGGTGCAGCTGCCGCTGGCGGAGTTGGTGTATTTCGAGGAGCTTCTGACGCTAAAAACGTCGCTGGCTTCATTAACTCAAAGATGGATACTTCCTCGTTTGCAAACTTTATTGCAGGTAACGAAGTGTCGTCAATCGCTAACCAACCAGCGCTCTGGGGTAACACGTCGTACAAGAACATGTACGCACGTGCTGCTGTTTCCATTGGCGCACAGGTAACTGGATCTACAGTTCTCTGGCCGCAGGTTGCTGGTGGTTACATTGTCCTTGAAGGCGCTTACGACAATGGTGCTGCTACCCCAGCTGCAGGTGGTCTTTGGGTTCCAATTTCTGGGCCTATTCCACTTATTAGTGGCGTTGCGGCATTGTCTACAACTGCATCTGTTACTCTTGCATCTAGTGGTCTGTTTGTAACAACAACGAATCACTTCCTTGTACCAGGTGATCAGATTGTATTCAGCGCTGTTGGTGGTCTTGGAGGAGCTGGTGTACCAGTTGTAGATCAGGTCTATCAGGTCCTTGCAACACCATCACAGACGACGTTTACAATTGCAACTTTGGCAGCACCGACAGTTGCTCTGGTTGTAACGGGTACGTCTACTGGTGCTGTAGTTCAGAAGTTGCTTGCACCTAACGGCGTCACAAAGATTGTTTCTGCTCCTATGACGCAGAGCCTTCGACCTTGGACACGTTGGGCTGTTCATTACTTCAATACTTCCAACACCAACGTTTCTACTGTTACCATTAGCAAAACAGCTCTCGTCCTTGGACGTGACAATGCAATAGTGGGATAATAGACGCATGACAAGGGCAGAGATCAAACGGCAAATCCGACTTTTAGGACAGCATTATTTTAGTGGTGACCTAGATCAAGATCCGTTTGGTCTTGACCTTTTGGTGAACGAGACGGCCAATGATGTAGCCAGGTTAACTGACTGCTTCATTGGTCGTCGGTATTTAGATACTGTCTTTGGTACAGATGAATACTGCGCCAGTGACTTGTACAGAATTAAAAATGTCATGGTTTTAGACGATGACAATAACTATAAACGCATGCGAATAGTCGAGTGGTACGAGGGTAATAACGACGTTTACCGACGTGACGTTCAGCCATCAATTCCTACTCACGCATTAATCTTTGGACCTAACAGAATTAAGCTTTATCCGTCGCCGTCTGCAAGTACTCCAAATGGGATCATGATTGAAGGTTACTCTATCCCGGGTGATACGTGGACGTACGATACTTCTGGTAATCCATCTACGACTCCAGCTGATCAACAGGAGTGCCCATTACCAAGCATTGCCCATGACTGCGTTGTCTACGGTGTCCTTTACAAAAAAGCTGTACAGCAACGCGATATGGAGATGGTCCCTTACTATCAAGGTGAATACGAAAAGCGCATGGGTATGGTTGAGAGCTTTGCTTCAACGTACGGTAGGAGGGCTACGTAATGGCTATATCCATAGACACCATCCGTCAAGAGGTTTATCGTTTACTCAACGAATCAACCAACTCAACCCTTGGTCAATTGCCTACCGGTACCGGCGGCACAACTATTTCAAGTGATGCAACCGTAAAGACATACATAGTTGATGGCGTAGCAAACATATGTAGATCATGTGTTTGTTTCCCTGTCGTGGGGACATTTCCCGTAGCAAACGGATTAAACAGCACAAGTATTGTTACAGCGGCTACCATTGTCCCTACTGGTGCTCAAGTTTGGTATGTAGAAGATGTTTATGTAGGCAGCACTAGATTACAAACTGCCAGTGAGCAATCAGTTAGAGCAAATGATTTAAATTATAAAACAACATCAACAGCTACGCTTTCTTCTATCCTTTATTGGTACCGACCAGATAACAATGTGCTCAGTGTATACCCAGGCAATGCAACTGGGTCGTCAGTTACTTTGAATGTGCATGGGTGCGGCATACCTGCGACACCTGCTCTTGATTCTACTGATGCATACTCATTCCTACCTGACGATCAGTTAAGGCAACTAGTTGCGTCTTACGCAGCCATGATGCTTGTAATGAAAAACACAGATGATCCATCTATTGCAGCCAGGTCATTTTGGAAACAATTTTATGATGAATCACGCATGAAGTTGTGGATGCATTTAGATAAATCGTTGAAGTCGCCTGGTGCTCCGTATGCAATGCCACCTATCATGCAAGGTAACAAATAATTATGGATAAGTTTCAGATTGATTTAAATACGCTACTTGCTGGCTTTGTCGGTGCTCTTATAGGAACTGATTGGAAGAAGATCAAGAATGTGATCCAAGGAGCCATTACAGTATTGTCTGGTACGGCATCTGCTATCTACCTAACACCCATAATGGCTCATCAACTTGGCTGGGAAAAACCACACCAGATGATCGGATTATCATTTTTACTTGGCACCCTTGGTTTGCGTACGGTACAAGCTTTTAACCTAATCATCGAGAAATCTTTAAAGAAGGTAAGTGAATAACATGTCTTGGCTAAGCAAATTTGTAAAGAAGATCGCTAACGTCCCTGAAGTCAAAGTGCCTTTTGGTGAGGCTTTGGTATTGCGTCAGATTGCTGACAACCTAGACTTTATGAGTACATCAGACCTTGAGATGCTACGTGATCTTACGTTGGTTGCTATTGCAAACCGGAAGGTAAAGAAGTGAATTTTCAGAATCTTACAATAGAACCAGATCCACTGAATTCAGGAAACTGGATTGTCAAGGGCGTAATTACAAACTATGCAAACGAGCAAATTGCAGATTTTGGGCCTGATGGAACATCTGTATTTGCTTGGTGGCCGCAACAAGATTCAACGTGGCAATTGTCTATAGTAAATCAATTTATATTGTTAATGGCTTCTCAAATCGTAGCAGGAACAGCAGAATAATGGCAACCTATTACGTTCGCCCAGACGGCAATAACTCCAATGCCGGAACAGGGCAAGCTACCAATCAAGCGTGGCAAACTATTCAACATGCTCTGCGTGTAGGTAGTCCAGTAACGGGCGGAGATATTATTTATATTGCTCCCGGTAGATATTACGAACTCGTAACAGTTGGTATTTCAACACCCGCTAGTGAAGTACAAGTACTTGGTGACCCAACATGTCAGCAATTTACAGGCTTGACTGCGGGCATTATAAGATGGACTAACTTACCTTCCGACTCATCTGGTGGACAGCAGGGTGCTGTGGCTCTTACGAGTACAGTGCCTAATCTTACATTTAAATTTATATACTTCGATATTTGGGCTAGGTATACACTTGCCTTAGTTTCAAATGGAGGTAATGCAGTATTTGAAAATTGCATTTTTGCAATAGGTGGTTCTAATTCTCAAACAGGTTTTTCAGTTACAACAGCTTATCCAAACTTACGGTTTAACAATAATACGTTTTTTGGAAATGCTAATATTTCTTTTGGCAGCAGTGCTGGCACATTTGACTCTAATTACTATGTCTACAATAATATATTTGTATTTGTTGGAGTAACTAACCAAATAACTCTTTCGTCTACAGCTAATGGTGGTGTTTTTTACAATAATACAATTTTAGGCGGTGAGCTAGGATCTGTAAGCACAAATGCTACCAATCCATGGAAAGCATATAACAACTATATATGGGGTGGTCTGCTGACCAATATACGAACTAATACTATTGGTGGGTTAGTAGGAGATTATAACAGAACTGCAACTGAGCTGGGAGCTTATCAGTATGTAGCCGGTGCAAATGACCAAATGAGTTATATGGCAAGTCAGAGTAGTTTAGGTTTGGATAGATTATTTGGTATCGGAACTAATGAATTCTTAGCGCCTTACACTAATGCAGCAATAACTAATGCAGGTCAACCGGACAGTACTGCTGTAGCAATTACTGCTGGAACTGCTCAAATACCACAAGGTGGGGTTGTCTACAAAGTAGGTGACTCAATGGTATTTACTAGTACTGTTGGTAACTTAGTTGCAGGTACTATTTTTAAAGTTGCTACTGTCACATCTACAACATCATTTACAATAACCGGAATTACTCCAAGTGTGTCTGGTACGGTTATACACAGACGAGTTCGCCCTACTACGGATATATACAATGCTCCTAATCAATATACAAATGTCGGTAATAAAGGCGCATTGGTCAAATATTCACTATCAACCATAGGTCAATATAATCCTACAGAGCGCAACTCTAGTGCAATTACAACTGTTCCGGGTAGCACATCACAAAGTATTGAACTCTATCTTGGTGCTACAGGGTTAACAGCGACAACCGCTGGGCTGTCAGCTACGTACAACCGCACTCGCAGTAATCGCGTACCAATAACTCTTGTCAATCTAACGTATATGACTGACGGTTGGGTGTCTGGCGGATTTAAAGAAGTTGACGCCTCTACAATGCCGGGTGTGTACCGTTTAGATCTTCCTGATGCTGCAGTCGCTCTTGGCGCTGATGATGTTACAGTTGTTGTAAAGGGTGCTGCAGGTACTAACGGCGCGGTAATGACTATCAAACTGCTATCTGTTGCCAGCGACATTCTAAGCGCAGACCTTGGAAGCGGTACAAATGCTGGTACGTTGAACGAGCGTACTGTACGTTCTGCATTGCGATCACTGCGTAATAAAGTAGCCGTAGGAAGCGGCACAATGACCGTATACAAGGAGAACGATGCAGACACGGCATGGACTGGATCGTTGTCTAACACTTCTGACGTGACGGTAGATCCGTCGTAAGGGTAAGCACATGCGAAGCACAACAACATTGGGATAGGACTGATTAAATGATTATCTCGGCTACTGTTACCAAGGTAACAGAATTACCAAACGGCAACGTCAATGTCGAATTTGATGACGGTACAGGTGCGTCGTGGGTCACAAGAGCCGACTTTGAAAATGAAGTCAATCGACGGCTAGAAGCGTCTGCCAATAGTCTAATTTGGCTTGCTATGAATCAATACATTCAGACAAGTCAGTATCCAGTCACCGCAACGCTAAATTCCGATGAGCCAAACGGCAATGTCGTAAAGGTTACCTAACATGAAAGGTTTACAGTTTAACCTAGTAGGTAATGACGTTTGGGGCTATGTGTTTCACGGATTTAACACTCTGAGTTTTACTGCCATCAATCAGCAGTACAACATAATCTTACGTGCGGCAGAAGACGCTACCATTACACACGTTGGTTTTAATTTTAATACCCGGACAGGCGCACCCGGAGATTTTATTTTCCGATTGGCTAGTGTCGATGCTAGTGGAAATCCTTCTACAACACTTGGCACAGCAACTATTGCATCATCGTCCGTAACCTATGGTGGAGCATCTGGTTCGCTTTATTGGGGCGCATTAGGTACATCAGTCAATGTAACTCGTGGTCAAATTCTTGCTTGTACAGTAATTGCAAGTACTGGTACATGGGATGCTTCCAATAACGTCACACTTAACTATCAATTAAATACCAGTACAGAGGCTAACGGAAATAGAAGTACGTTCCCATATGCGTCTCGTGGTTCTGCTAGGCAAAATGGTGTAATTGGAGGTATGCGTAGTTCAACTACAGCCTATGGATATCCTATACAAAGTATTGGTATTGACACGTATAGTTTTACATCAACACGTTACGGCACTAGATTTACTGTTCCTTCCGGCATGGGTGCGTCAGTACGACTCGCTGGAATAAGATTTAGGGCTAACAACAACTCTGCCTCTGATTACGATATTAAGTTTGGTTCAATATCTGGTTCAACAGTTACGGAACTAATGACATTAAATGTCGATACCGATATGCAAAATAGTTCAGCAGAAGGTTATGTGCATGACCATGTATTTCCGACTGCCCAAACGCTTACTGCTGGGTCAGAGTATGTTATTGGAATAATGGCTGGTAACAATAATGTCCAATATGGAAATATAAAACTTACAGCAGCAATCGATAGGACTGCATTTACTCACTCAATGTATGGAACTGTTAAATCTGGGAGTTGGAGTAGTGCCGGAACGTGGACTGATGATGACACACGGCTTTACATGATAGTTCCGTTTTTTGATTTGATTACTGCATCAAGTAGCGGTGGCGGTATGTTAGTCCATCCGGGAATGTCAGGAGGCATACGTGGCTAAGCAACTTGTACAACTTAATAACACTAGTCGTACAGAATATGTGTTTATACAGAACTCATCAAGTACGACAGGTGCTGGTCTTACTGGACTTGTCTTTAACTCGGCTGGTCTTACTGCAGACTTTGTTGTTGAGCGCGGACTAAGAACAAGCATAACGCTTGTTACATTAGCTTCTGCAGATGCAGCTTGGTCTTCTGGTGGCTTTAT